TTGTAGTTAAGTTGGAATGGTATACCTAGAGATACTAGGGATATGTTCTCTGAGTTTATGTCAGAGTATCTTCTACCGTTGATAGGCAGTTTACATAGTGAGGGGTTATCTAGTGATGAACGTTGGTTTGGGATAGGGTTAATGTTTACGTAGAATCTTCCATCTATACGTGTACCTTCCCATACTTCATTTACCCACTCATATCTTACTTTTGCCCCAGCTGCTTTTAGCTCTGCTGGCATACGGAAACCGTCTATAACTTCCATCTCTTCCTGCATACCGGTTGTTGGATCAGTGTATGTCAAAAATCCTATACGCTTTCTACTCTTCCAGTATACAGTTATAACTTCTATTGTTCTGTTACGTGATACGTTTGCGTCACCTCCAGATGCTTCTGATCTGTAAAGCAAGTATGTATCTACTGATGAGTGCCTTGGGTTCTCTAACTCAAGTACCTGTTCGTCTGTAAGGTATTCTCCGTAATGATCTATAATAGTAGAAGCATGAGCAAATCTTCTAACCATAGACCAGTCTCCATCTTCTACAAACTCTAGATCTGGATCTTTATCATAATCTACATCTAGTGGATTAATGATATCATAGAAAGGTTCGTTCCTGCGCACTCCTTTGTGGGAGTATGTTTCACCTGCAACTAGGTAGTGGAAGAATGCTTTCTGGAATTTATCTGTCAGCTCCTCACTTTGAACAATATAGTTCAAAGCGTTCTGTCCTTGTATTGCGCGTCTGTCTACATAAGACATCTCAAACTGCTCAGCTACTTTTTCAGGCAGCCCTGTGTCTGTCTTGTCTGATCCCTCCAGCTCTTCTGCAAAAACCTGAACCATAGCGCTCATGATCTTCTTTTTCTTCTCTTCTTCTTTTTTACTTATAGCATCTCCATTCTTTACTGTTACTGTAAAGTTAAGCGGGCGCTTAGACTTTTCCCCAAGAAGCAGGTCAATGATAGGCTTGATGATTGGGTAGTTCTTTAGTTTAGAAGGGAAGTTCTCTCTTCTCTTGCCGTATGGTTTAAGTACGTGCTTATAGTCTGTCTCATCTATTACTCCGTTGTAGTAGTCATACAAGGACTTGAGAAAACTTTTTCTTTCAGATAGCCCAAATCTTGAGATACCGATAAACGATTCTACACACTGCTCTCTCCACTTTTTACTTTTTCTAGACAGCGGTAGTCTCTGTTGAGGGATATTTTGAGATCCATACATTGTTACAAAATTAGTTATAATTACGTTCGAACCAATCATCCTGTGATCTGTCAGATAAAATTTCTACCACCTCTCTATTATATAACTCTCGCGTGTGGTACATGCCTACCATAAAAGCCATAACTCGGTCAAAGTTACCTTTGTGATTGAACTTCATTAATTCTTGAAGAAGAGCGGGGTCGTAGATATTATGCAGGTTTAGAGTAGTATTGCCATCTTCATCTGTGTGTCTTGGTGTCACCAACCAGTCTCTGATGTACAACTCTCCCTGTCTTTTGCGTTGTTCGGTCATGTGCATGCCGTATTGACGTCTTACATTTCTGGATCGTAGTTCTCTTTTATCCAACATTTCAAACTCTTCTTGTAGCTTATGTAGCTTGCGATATCTCTTTGCGTAAGCAATAAGCTCGCCACGGTCGTTCTCGAATCCGATCTTTGCGTTATAGTATTCTGCCAGCATAAATAGATTCCGGTTGTATTCATCTTGTGTCTTAGGGCGTCCAACATAGCTTGCTACAATTAAGTCATCCGGTTTGGATAGGTTATTAGGTCGTTTAATTACGTATGCTGCACCAAGTGATT